AGACATATAAGAAGCAAAGTAGACTAACTTAGTATTCCCAGCCGTAGCTAAGGGAATGCTAGCAACTCTACTAACACCTGTACGTCGAAGTAATACTCTCAAAGATGGAATTGATTCACCCATAGTTATCATATTAATAGTAGGGGAAGGGTTAGTCTTAGAAAAAGCTACTTCTTCTTGTTCATCGGCATCAGTTTCAGTAAATTCTGATAAACCACTTTGTGGTAAGAAATATGAAAATGAGCCCGGATTGCGAGGAGCAGCAAATTCCAAATTATCTGCACCTCGCACGAAACATGCAATTGATATAGGTGAATTTGCGACTGGGGAGGTTTGAACTGTCAAAATACTGACGGACAATAAACCATTATCAAAATATGATTTAAGATCTGAAGGAAATTGACCTATACGCCAATACTCTATAGAGCTATAACTTCTACACTGGGCCCAAGGAAAGGCTTGAGCATAGGGAATTCTCATCTCGATATCTGTAGTTTCCGAAATATCTACAATCTTGGTAAATATAGCTGGAATTGTATTCTGAGTGGTTCTGTTACCTCCTTGTGGGTCCCAAGAAATACGCAATCTTCCTCTATGAAACTTAGTACATATAACTTTAAAACGGAAAATAATATCACCCTTCCAATACCTAAAAAGTTGGCTTACGTGAGCCATGGGAGTTGGATAAATCCTATCGGGAGGACCCACCAAATAATCCCACAAACCAGGTCCAACGTAAGCCTGGAATAAGACGGTGTCAATAGCGTCTGTACCACCCCAAGGAAATGTACATAATAAACTTTCTTTTCCACAAATATATGGTACAGTTAGTTCATCGGTTTCTCCCAGTCCAGTAGTTTGAGGACTGATGGTCAACTCGTTCTTTGAATCTAAAGTTAAGCGATCCATTGGTACTTTGATATCAGAAACAGCTAACCCTGGGTATGGGTGTTGCTTAATTGGTTGATAATCTTTTATAACTGGGGGGTCTGAGAAACCAAAAAGTTTGGCCATATCGCCAATCCTTGATGCCACCATCTCAGTAGTTTTTGCATAGCTTCCAATAACTGGCACCTCTGAAAGTTTACCAGCCAAATTAGAAACATTAGAAGCCACTTTTGATATAACTCCATCTTCTTCTACAAATTCGCTCTTGCCACTCTGCAATATAGCTGTTAGTGTTGGGGCTGAAAGGGAAACATTCTCGGCCCAGGCGTAAACCTGGATAGTACAATTCCCTCCAGAAACACTGTTAGCATTTAACAAAGCTTGTGGTGTGGTAAATGTCAAAACACCCATACTAGTAAACTCATCTAGAAATCTCAATTCTAACCAATCTGAGTCACTAAAGAAAGGTAATGTCATTTCCCCCCCACTATTTGTTTGCGGATAAATATCAATGCGAGGTTGTTGAGAATACAAAACTTGTGAAGTATAATATGCTCCACTAGTATTTATATTATCAGGAGAAATAGCAGTCTGCGGCCTATAACAAGCCATGCAATAACCGAAATAAAAAGGTGAAGAGTTAATAATTATCTTAATTTTCAGATTACAATTAATTAATGAATAATTCTCCAACTTTTTAGAAATCACAGGATTAGAAAAATAAGCAGACCAAGGTCTAACTGAATCTGTGATCGTAGTATTCTCTACCCAAGTTATAGTTTTGATTAAAACTGGGCGAGAAAGAAATGAAGACAAATCGGATCCTTCTGTTGTATTAGATACAAATGAAGAATCCGACAATGTGGGTAGATTCACTGGAACAGTCTTCGTAGTATCAGCGAATTCTAAAGTTTGTTGATTAATTTTGTTCATGCTTAACAAGGGTAATTACTGAGTTCCCAACCTCAGCGGTTTCATGCGTCACCGTAAGCACAGCCAACTCGTTACTTGGAGCTTTCGGCAATTCACCAATGCAGTCTTCTATCCCAGGAGGAATATCTTCCACCATTACGCTAGGTTTAGGATCTAAAAGCATAGAATCATCATCACTACCTTGTGGGTCATTGTGAGATTTATCGTAGCTCGTCTCAAGGGAATCGATGGGGTTATTAACTAGCAAGTAATCATCTAATAAATCGTCAAAGGGGTCAGAGTCGTCATAAAATGTAAGTTTCTGAGGTGAGGTTCGTTCTCTTTCCTCGCTATTAACTTTATATCTTACAATACACTCATCAAAAGTAGGTAAGTAATCCGCCGAATCACTTAAATCATACTTATAAACAAAATTGGTAAAAACTCTTCGCCACTCATCAAATTCCTCTTTACCATAAAAGAAGAATTCGCGAATAGCACTTCCAAGAATATCTTTGCATTGATATTTCAAAGATACTTCCTTCGACCCAACACACAGTAATAAAGACTTGATTATAGAATTTTTATCAAGAGTTCCTACTATTGTGTCCAACTCCTTATGATACACAAAACTTCTTTTTAAAAAAGTTACTTCTTCAAGTTTTATGAATTCTAAGAAATTCTCAGACTTATCAGCCATAGTATAATCAATATTTAATTTCTTAAGCTCATCTCTTAATAAAATTTGATTAAACCATTTTTCATTAGTTGAGAAAATACTATCATCTCCATAAGTCATCAAAAAGACCTTTTTAAAGAAATCTTTAATATCAAAACCATAAAAAGCACAATCGCTACTCCAACAATAAATATGTAATAATAGATTAACAAATCCATTAATAATAACAGTCAGAGGATTGCCCGATGGGTTATAACCGAGAAACTTCAACAAGTCACCGTTATAATCTACATAGCACGCTACCGTATCCCAAGCAAAGCACCAGAAATGTATGGAAGTTTCTGAAGGTAACTGCCCCCATTCATACATCATATAATACATAATTTCAAAAGCTGTCATTAAGATTGATATCCCTTGACACTGGTCGAATTTGCTAAAATCACCAGCTCCATAATTCTGAAATTTAGTAAAATGTTGATATAATTCATTCCATTCACTGGTCGTGCAATCAATACCAACGGCTGTGCAAAAAACATAACGGTAATTTTGGACAAGTCTTACAAAACCTGAAAAGAACTGTCGCATCGCAATTGTGAATTCAATAGGACTTCCTGTAAAGCTACGAGTGGCGTTTGCCAAAATTTTTTTTATACTTCTAACCTCATCCTTAAGGTGTTGTTTAAAAACTGGACAATAGCGAACGCCTTCTGAATAACTAGAAAATAATTTTTCTAAGCGTTCAGAAATTTCCTCTTTCACTTTAAATGGTTCTAAAACTCCTCTTTGTGGTTTGATTCTTTCCATGAAATGTAATTTTGATTTGTTAAAAGGAAAACCTGCTGATGTATTTTTTTTAATTGCGTCAACATAGGAAATTCCTGGTCTGCCATTGAGCGCAGTAAATTCATCTATTATATGGACGAATTTCTTGCAACTACCCGGTAAACATTTAATAAAGTGATCAATACAAGCATCTCTACAAGCACGCAATCTAATGATATCAAAATAATCGTCTCTATCCAGAATTCTTTCCAAATTAATTTGATGAGGCTTATAACCTTTCATGACTGGAGCTCCATAATCACATGAATATCCCAAATCTAGAATATCCGAGTGATACAGAGTCTGTACTACTCTTGATTTGCTACCCCGTTTATAATTAGTTAAAGAACCAAAGACTAAACAATGTCCTCCTTTACGGTATTGCAAAATACTATTCACAACTGGATATAATTTCAATAATTGTCCATCTTTTTCTAAATAAGGAAGACCTTCAATGACTCTGTGTTGTTGTTTAAACAACTTATTATCAAATCTTTCCAAATAATCTTGAAAATCTTCTCTATAAATAGCTATTGAAGCTCCCGTATTAGAAAATAAACGATTCTTGAATATTCCACCGTGAATCCCCAATATAATGACGCTTGAAGGAGTCATAGCAATAAGTGGCGATCCACAATCTCCATATTCCGATTCTCTACTGTCAAACTTGTAAATCCAATGATAGTGTTCGGTGTTATTCTGTGAAATGTGAGACACGTTCGTGATCCGCTTATCTCCTCCTTCGGTCATACAACATAAGAAACCATCGGATCTTATATTAACACCTCGTGAAGGGAGAAGATCAGAAAGATCTTTACCATTATCTCTATTGTGTATTTCAAAGAAAACGAGATCCTCTCTAACCTTAA